TTAAAAGACGTAGAGGACGGATGGATTAAGAACTATAACTCAGATGATACAGCATCTCAAATAAGTAATAATGTTGCACCTTCCGAAACAAAAAATAGTCTTAAACCTCAAGTAAAAGAATCAACTGATTTTGATTTTGGAAATATCTAAATATGGAAAAACCTACAACCAAATACATTATAAAACGCTGGTTACGCAATCGTTTAGATCATGGAGTAAGTACTGTTGCGTCTCATGAAATTGAGACAAAGTTGGTTGAGTATGGGAAAGAGTATTGGGGGAAATTACATACCCCCAGTACTTATTCACGTGCTTGGCGTTCACTAAAAAGCAGCAATGAGCTTGACGATATTGATGTATCACACGTAATAGAAATAAACAATCAAAGTGCGGAGACAACATGGCAACTAATGAGTGGTACCTAGAGTACGCTGTTAGAAACATTAGTAATAGAAATCATCTATGCAGATTAGATGAGTTTCCAATGATTGCAAGTAAAAACACACATGTAGAATTATACAGAAGTATGTTTCTATATGAACCTACGATTGTGGATTATGTAAGCAAAAATGATACCGTTACAGGATTTAATGGTGTACAGTCTATGGACAAACTTGTTATTGATATAGATTATATCAAAAACGATAAACTAAATGGCAATGAAACAAAAAACAAAACCATTGACGTAGTAGAAAAACTCGAAAAGTTAAAGGTAAAAGACACTCATTATAACATTTGGTTTTCTGGAACAGGTTTTCACATTCACTTAGGCAATGTTTACAACTTTAAAGATTCCAATCAATTAGCCAAACAAGTACGAGCAACCATGCAACGTGATTTTGGTGACTTAATAGATATAATCTATGACAGTCGCAGATTAATCAGGGCTGGTTATTCTTTTCATAAAGGAGCTAATCTATACAAAATACCTATCAGTCTTGATGAGTTGTATAATATAGATTATCATGAAATTGCAAATCTGGCTAAAGAGCTACGAACAGATTACAAACCTAATAAAATAGACGGCAGCAAAGTTGAGGAATTAATTCCTATGGACATGAGCCGTAAAAATATTCAAGAGGTTCGTAAAGTGTTCGACAATGCCAAAGGCAGTACAAGCAGGTTTATTACATGTGTACAGCATATTTATAATGCTGGACATGTACCTAGCAGTAGACACAAACATTTACTTGCATTAGTAAGTATATGGCGTAAAAAGTACGCTTTTGACAAAATGGCTTGCGATTATTTGGCAAGGGCTTACATGGAACAAATGGAAAGCCCTCTCCCAGCTGTTGAAACCAGTAGAATAGTTAGCGATGCTTTTAAAAATGATTATAACTACGGTTGTAATCACCCTGTACTTCAACCGTATTGTGATAGCAAATGTATGTTATACAAATGGAAGAACTTAGACGAACAAACAGAAATACTAAATGCTGAAGATATGACAGCAAGACTTGTTGATTATATTACAACAGACTTTAGTGATAAATCGTTTGATCTTCAGAAAATCTTTCCATTTATGTCTCGCCCTCACCTGTTTACAGCAGGGCAACTGGTAACGCTTATAGGCGATACTGGTTTAGGCAAAACTGCATTTATACAACACATTATTGCAAGATTAACAGATATTAAAACTTTATTTCTATCATTAGAAGTAGATGACATTACAATGACAAGGCGTTTTCTTCAGCATACTATGCAGATGAATAAAAACGCAATACTCAATGCTTTACGATCAAAAGATCCTGAATTTAAACAGGAAGCTGAACAGTCCGTTGGCCATATAAAGCTAATGACAGCAGCTCCTGATGTAGAAGACTTATCGAGTCTTATATCAGAATCAGAAGCAAAGATCATTGTAGTAGATACTATTGATAGAATTAAAGCTAAATATGCTGGTAAAGATGACTTTGCAAGACAGGAGATTATTGCTAATGCTCTTAAAGACTTAGCAATGAAAGAAGATGTTATGGTGTTTGCTATACACCATATATCTAAATCAGCATCAGCGTCTTATGGCGAAACAAATACCCTTAATGTTCATAGCGGTAAAGGCAATAGTGCCATAGAACAAAAATCAGACCAGATTATTGGCTTTGAGGGTAAGCGTATGAGCAAAAGACGTAAAATACATTCACTAAAGGCTCGAGACGAATCTTCATTTGAGATTGTACTCGACTTCAATTGGGAGACGTTTACTTTTGATAAACGCAGTTAATAGTGTAGGGCACAGATTCCTTTATTTGTGCCCTATCCACATACAAAGGAGTTCTAAATGGCAATTGTAGAGATACACATAAGAAATAATCAGGTAGAAAAGATTGAGGGTACAGATGCATATGTATATGTGCATGATCACGATATAGATAAAACAACAACAATGATATTTAAAAAACAGGAAGAATACTATGAAACATGGACAAGTACTGACACTTCTAGGATTTCCTCTGATAAAAATTACTCAGACAAAATATCAGGAAATGGTAATGAATCGAGTAATACTCCTTAAAACATTTATGGTAGGTATAGGATACTCAACACTTGCTGGAGACAGCATACAGATTGTGTTAGGTATTACTAAACTAGAATTGTTTACTTCGTTTACAATTAAAAAAGGATGGTTTATATGAAAATAAAACCAATGCCAAAAGGCAAAAGAATGTCTCAATTAATAGAAAATCTAGCAAATTTAGAACGAATAGATTTTAAAAGAATGAGCGTAGAAGGAAAAAAATATTTAGGAAAAATATGGAATTTATTAGGTATGCCATCACAAGAAGAAATAATTCCTAGTGTAGATATAAATAAACCATTAACACTTAAAGATCAAGGAGAAGAAGAATGAAATTTCCAGACGAGAAAAAACTTTCAAAAGAAAGATTCAAAAAACAAATAATTAAATACTGGCATCATAAAGCTAATCAACTACTGCTTGGAAGAAAGATTGTAAAAGTAGAATACATGTCACCTGAAGAAACAGAAGAGATTTATTGGCATAATTCTCCAGTCTTATTCAAACTGGACAATGGAGTTTGGGTAACACCTCAGTCTGACGATGAAGGTAATGACGGTGGAGTCTTATCTTTATTTAATTATGAATTAGAAATAGATGAAATATTACCAGTAATGAGGTATTAAATGAAATTACATGAAAAAATAGAAATAGTAGCAAATCACTTAGTTTATGAAGCTTCTCAAAAAGATCAGTTTGAAGAATTTAAATGGCTGCTAGAACAAGTGTACGATGGTGAATTAAACGAAAATATAGAAAGTGATTTTGAGCCTTTGTTTAATGCTGATTCACCATACAATACAGAAAAAAGAAGCAATCCAAACTTATATACTAAAGCACCAATAGTATGAGTGGCAAAGCACCTAAACAAAAAGGCAATAGAATTGAACGAGAATGCGTCAACCTTGCCAAAGGGTACGGGTTTAAGTCCCGTAGAGCTTGGGGATCTGATGGCAGATCCCTAGGCTGGCATGAAGAAGTGGACATGACAATTACCATAGGAGACAGCATAAAACATGATTTATTTAAATTTCAAGTCAAAGGTCGTAAAAAGATTGGAGACCTGTATAAACCATGTGACGATGTCTATGGACAGATTCTTAAAGAAGATCGTAAAGAAGCGTTAGTAACTATACGATACAAAGACTTGTTAAACCTTTTTAAAAGGTTAACGGGATAATAAATAATAACCGTATGTGTAAACGTAAGGAAAATTATTTATAACAAATGAAACAAAGGGGACAAGGTTGGCTCCAAGTCCCCTTTTAAATACATACACTATAACGGGAGTTACAATGAATGTAGCCAAAATTATAACAAAAATTAAAAATATTCTACATCATCTTTATGTTACCAAAAAACAGGAAGCTGAACATTACAATCAAGAATTAGATGTAAATATTTATCAAAAACAAATCAAAGAAATAGAAGATTTATTAGAACAAATAAGAGAAGGCTATGTCCAAAAAGACATTTATGGAAAAGATTATTAATAGTGACTACAGGTATGACAACATTGACTCTAGGGTCAAAGGAAATACCTTTAAGAGTGAGGCTAGGACAGCAGATCGTAGAATAAAAGCATGTCCTAAATGCTCATTTTGTTGGGAAAGAGACTTTCACAGAACACAATCAAAACACAATAGGGATAAAAATAGAATCGAATACTTGTATTACGAAGATTTTCCCACTTATGGAAAACAGGTAAAAACTTGTCCCCGTTGTAAAGAAAAGGAAACACATGAATATAGCAAAATTAAAACTTGATAAAAGAGGTAGGCTTACCTTCCCTCTTTCATTGCTTAAAGCTAACAACATAACTCCAGAAAACAGTTATGCTGTTGTTAATGTAATGCAAGGCAGCGACAATACTTTAAAAATTAGTTTTTATAGTAAAAATAAAAACGACAAATGAGGTTAATTAATGAATAACAACGAACTATATGAAGAAATGTTGGATGTAATGTGTCCAATACTTGATGAAGTTGTATCTAACGAAATGAGGCAATGTAAGGAAGTTTTTAATGCATCAAGTAATATGATAGAAAAAGTAACTAATAAATGGTATGAGATTAGATATTTATGCAGTAGATCTCGTAAAGAACTTAATAAACTTGAAAAAATAGGAATTGAATAATGGGAAGATATGTATCAGGAGACATAGAATATAAGTTTTGGTTTGGAATCCAACCAAGTGAAGATATACAAGACTTTGGAGGATTTCGACCTGAAGATAGTTGGGCATGGGGTCAATCAGACTTAGAACAATGTAATGAAGAAATAAGAAGCGTAAACAAACAATGTTTAGAAAAAACAGGTATATCTGCTAGAAACTGGTTATCTAAAGTAAATGTTAAAGGGTACACATGGTCAACACGTGATCCTGAAACAGAAACTAAACTATGGAAAAAAGCAATGGGTTATGCTGCCAAGTTTCAATTAGGTATGACAATCAGAAGAGCAATTAAAAAATATGATTATGTAGAGTGCGTTTATGAACAATAAAAAATAGAATCAATTACAACTTAAGTAGACCGAAGCAGGAGACAGTAAAGGGTACGTTAACCCCCTCGACCTCTTCTGCTGACGTTTAAATAATATAAAAAAGGAGATTAAATGGGAGCAATTCATCAAAACGAATTAGCAGTAGGTAGATATAAAGACGCAAGTGAGGCATACAATAGTCTAGTTAATAACAACATCACCAACTGCAATCCATATAATGGCACAATATCTACATCTAATGGATTTAGAATGATAAAAGAACATCCTAGATATGATACGAAAAAATTCTGGGATTTTGTTTATGATACTATAAATGGTACAAAGTTTGATAACTGGAATTGTATAGAACTAAAAGGAACTATTTTAAAAAAAGCAAAAGAATCTAATGGTTATAAAGGTAAACGTAACATTAAAGCCTTTTTCTTTTGGGGATTGGCAGCAACATAATGAAGAACTCTTTATCAAAAAAAAGAAAGAAGTTTCAAAAATTATATATTGAACACATTGTTTGCGATAAAAATATTTATCATTTACTAAA